GGGATCAAGCGTGGTTCAAAACTTGGAGCCAAGGCGGCAAGCATCAGGACGTTGGCCCTGCGATCAAGCTGATCCAAGAGTTTGAGGGCTGTCATCTTGAGGCATACCTATGCCCTGCTGGTGTGCCAACTATCGGCTGGGGCAACACCAGGCACATTGACGGCAGGCCAGTCAAACTCGGCGATAAGGTCACCGGCATCGAAGCGGACATGATGCTGCGTCGTGAGATCGACCGCATCATCGAGAAGCTGCGCGTCATCCCGCATTGGAATGAGATGTCCGCTGGTCAGCAGTCGGCACTCATCTGTTTTGGCTACAACCTTGGCGCTAGCTTCTACGGCGCCGTTGGATTTGAGACCATCACCAAGCGGCTACGCGAAAAAGATTGGGCCAAGGTGCCGGATGCGTTGCTGCTCTACTGCAACCCTGGCAGCAGCTTTGAAGCTGGTCTGAAGCGTCGCCGTGAAGCAGAAGGCCGGCTGTGGCTGCAAGGCATGGGGTTGCCTGATGTGCAGCAGCAGGGCTTCGGCAATCCACTGCAGGTGCCGTTCTATGCGCAGCTTGATAGCTCTACCGATCAGGGTCGGCGCATGTGCTTCAGCAGCTCCTGCGCGATGCTGCTCGAATACCTCAAGCCCGGCACGCTGAAGGGCGCCAATGGCGATGACCAGTACCTGAAGCGTGTGCAGCAATATGGCGACACCACTGACGCCAGTGCTCAGATCCGAGCGCTGAGCAGCTATGGCATCAAGGCACGGTTTGTGCAGAATGCCAGCTTCACCACGCTGGAGCAGCAGATTGCCAAAGGCATTCCCATCCCATGTGGCTACCTGCATCGAGGCCCCATAAGCAAGCCCAGCGGCGGCGGGCACTACTGCTGCATCATTGGCCACACGCCAACCCATGTGATCGCCCATGATCCTTTCGGGGAGGCAGACCTAGTGAATGGCACCACGCTGAACAAGTCAGGCCGCTCTGTTCAGTACAGCCGCAAGAACTGGGGGCGGCGTTGGCAAGTGGAGGGCACTGCCACGGGTTGGGCTATCTTGGCGGAGCGTTGAACCTTTCACCTTGCTGTTAGCTGATCACCAGATCCGTGAGCTGTGCCTCACCCAAGGCATGGTCGTGCCTTACAACGAAGAACTGCTGAACCCTGCCAGCCTTGATGTGACGCTGGGTTCGACGTTGCTGGTGGAGGTGGAGCACACGCCGGAGCTGCAGATCCTTCACATTGAGCAGTACACCAAAGAGGATCCGTTCTGGCTTGCCCCCCAGGAATTCGTACTGGCCGAGACGATGGAGATGTTCCACCTGCCAGACGACGTATGCGCTCAATTCATCCTTAAAAGCAGCAGGGGGCGCGAAGGGCTCTCCCATGCCCTCTGCGGATATTGCGACGCTGGCTGGCATGGCAGCAGGCTGACCCTTGAGCTGCATTCACTGCGAAGCAAGCACTCAATCCCGCTTTACCCGGGGCTGAAGATTGGGCAGCTTGTCTTTTATCGGATGGACAAAACCCCTGAGCGGACCTACGCCGTGACTGGAAGGTACAACATGGACACCAAGGTGACAGCGAGCAAAGGCTAAACAGTACCACCCGCTACCGTATCCGCAGTCGCTGACGCGGCGTGAGTCACGAGTACAGGCAGTGCAGGCGCAATAGCCGTTGCAGGGTCTCACTGCCTGTTGATCAGATGGAAATCGGCAACGGTGGCTATTGGCATTGCCTGCCAGGCAACTGCCCTAATAGCTATGAGCCGGAATCCATCCCGTCATTCACGGTGCAAAAGCGCTGGCTAAATGTCGCCAAAATCATGTTCCTGACAAGCACTGATGGACAACAGGATCCCGATGAACTGGTTGAAAATGTTGCCTCAAGGATTCAGGAACTCACCGAAGAAATTGTTGACTTCTCAATTGAATGCCATGAGCTTGATGGTGGTTACATCAACCACGCAATCCATGGCGCAGAGCTGATTCCAAAGAAAGTTACAAAACATCGTTTCCGCAAGCAAATTTTTGAAGCGTGGAATCATGAGTGTGCCTATTGTGGCGAACCAGCTGACACGTTGGATCATGTTATTCCGCGATTTCATGGTGGGTTGACTATACGCAGCAATTTGTTGGCCGCGTGTCGCGTTTGCAATGGCTCCAAGGGGGCTGAACCGGTATATCACTGGCTCAGGCGTCAACCGTTCTGGGATCTAGACCGTGAAATCATGGTCGCCGAATGGACTGGCCTAGAGCCGCCTGATCTCGATGATGACGACTAACGCGCTCTGAGATGCTGCACATACAGCTCGGCCTGCCATAGATCAGAGCTGTAACGGCAGATCCCACCACCAGGCGTGCAGCTGCGATACATCGGCTCACCCGTGCGCTGGTCGGTCAAGGTCTCGATGTAAAACCCATCGTCGTATTCAGTCCGCCCAATAGGCGCAGCATTTGCTTGCGAATCTGCCACCACTGGATCGTCCTTCAGGGAACCCTATCCCGCATTCTGCCTTGACGAACTCCCAATGAACGCAGGATTGGCAGATCGGTTGGGCATTCGTGATACCACGCGCATCAGCATAGAGCTGCTCAGCCTCGATGACAGCATCTTCAAGCTCTGATGCCTCGATTGGTAGATCCAGCTTGCCGGTTCTGGTTTTGACGCGAACACGCCAGCCTTCGGTGCCTTGGTAAAGCACCATGCGACCGGCGTGATAACGCAAACTGCCCAATTGCTATCGCAATGCTGCCATCACCTTAGATCGCAGCTCATCCAATGTCCCATCATTGTCGATGACACGATCAAAGTTGTAGTCATCCAGCCCACCTTCACTGGCGTGGCTGGTGGTGCGTTGTACGCCTGCGCGACGTACAAGCCATAGCTCACCACCCATGCTGCGGATCAGGTCTGCTTCATTGGTGAAGCGGACATCATCAGCCACCACTGAGCCAAAGCGCTCTGCTTTCTTGCGCCAGCAAATCAACCACACATCAGGTCGCAGACACTGGCGGCCGTATTCGGTGCCAAGCGTTTGCAGCATGTGCCTGACGCTGACACCGATCTCAGGCACCACATACTGCTTGTCATGCAAGACCAGCTGCCATGCCCTGGGGTAGTCGTAGCCCAAGGCGACAAGCATGGGCACGATCATGTCTTTCAAGGTGCCAGCAAATGGCACTGAGACGATCTCACGCTCAGACAGGATGCCGGCGACAGAACTCTTGCCGCATTGCGGCGCAGGGCTATACAGCCCAATAATGCGTGCAGTTGTCATTTGTTGATGTAAATGGATAGGCGTTCAAGTTCGGCTGATTCACGCTGATAGCGCTCCCACAGCCCGGTGTAAGTACCGCGCAGCCCCAGGGGGGCATTATCACGGTCATACAAATCATACAGGTAATCAAGGAACTCGGCCTTGGCCTGTTCGTACTGCCATTCCGGCAGCAATTGCAAGAGCGTCTTCAAAGATTCCATAGGGGTGTCTCCAGTGAACGGTTGATCCATCGAAATACCAAGGGGCGAAAAAGGTCTCAGGGCCATGCGCCACCGGATGCGCCCCGTAGCTACCGGGCGATACCGAAGCTGTGTAAGCCGTCATTTGGTCGCATCTGGTGCGTGATACAACCGCTCCAGCAGCATGGAGGCTGGTTCCGGCTCATCAGGTGGCGGTGACGGTTCACTGAGGAACGGATCAGTGCTGTTGTACAAGACCCAGTGGGTGCTCGTTCCGTATTCGCGGATAGCGATGTTGCCGATCCGTGGAGACCGGATTAGGAGGCGCGTCAACAGCGCCTCCCACCAAGAGAGGAAGGGGTGATACATGGTCTCAAGCCACCTGGATACCGTAGCGAGGCGCCACATCAACAAACCGATGGCCGCCTACTGTTTCATGCGTGTTCACAATTGCCTGGATGCGTGACACCGTGACGTAGTTCGCCTGTGCCGCTTCAGTCAAGCTGCGATAGACGCGTCCTGTCTGGATGCACCGTATTGGCCGACAACGTGTTTTAGGCGCCAGCGGTGGATGCTCATACACCCAGTCAGCAGTCTCCCTGCAACTGAACAGCAGTACCAACGCATCGTGCGGGTACGGCCTGAAGAATGCAGGGTCACGCCTGGCCCATTCCTGCAGACTGCGCCGGCTGATGTAATGCGGTGATGGCGTCCGACTGCATTCACGCTTGGAGCGAATGCGACCCCATCGAATCCAACGCCGTGGCTTTTCGCGGTCAATACCGAGAATGGCGGATATGGCACCAATCGTCAGCCATTCACCTTCAGGCACCCTTCCGCAATGCAGAATGTTGGCCCGCCTTGCTAGGGCAATAGCAGTGCGTGGCTGAAAGCCATTGGCTGTCGCCCAACGGTTGTAGCGTTCAACCACCATCGACCATGGGTAGTCGCCTGCCAGCTGCTCCAGCTGGAACTCTTCGTCTTTACTCCAACGATTGCTCATCAGACAAACTCCACCTTGGCTTCAGGCCACCGCGCTTCGGCATAGCGCTTGGCATGGGCTGGTGATTCCGCCTTCAATGTCACCTTCATGGCAGCGCCATGCAATGGCTTGACACGCAGGTGGTACATAGCAGTCGCGGCACCAGGCATCGGTCGGCTGATACCAGGCCCACTGCGCGTGGGCTGGTCGTCCTGCCAGTTCATCACTACACTGAAATCGCTCATGGTGTTACAGATCAATGAAATGGTTGCAAATTGAACGCAGTCCAGAAGAGTCACTGCGTATTGAGCTTGAGGCACGCAGCATGACGGAACGTGAGGCTGCGCTTTATCGTGCTTGCGCCATGCAGCAGCAGTTACTGCAGCAGGCAACGTATGAAATCATGAGGCTGGAACTGCTTGTGGAAGACTTGCAAGCGCAAATTGCATCGCCTCATCCTTGATCTCCTGCCAAGTGTCCTCGCCAAGCTCATCAAGTAAAAGTTGCTCCAACTTCAAGCGATAAATATGCTCAAAGGGCCCCTTGGTTTCTAGCATCAGTTCAGATACCTGATCTACAAATGTTTTGCAGATTGCTTTCTTCTTGCTGATGCGATGCAACCAGTTGACCTCTGGCGTGACACCTAGCTTTTCTTCTGTTTGCACTTCTTCTATTTTGTTGTCCATCGCTTCGATGGCTTTGATCAATTCTTCATGCAATACCCGAAGTTGTGTTTTGGTGAGTGCTGTTAAATCTTCCAGCGCAAAAGTGCGCTGCAAGGAACGGCTTGCAAAGGTCAGTGACATTGATGTATGGGGTAACAGGTCAGATACTACGCCATTCGCCGCACCAGTCCCCTGGGTCAACGTTGGGCCAATCCCATGTATCACTGTCGCCTGGCAGGGGCGCATGACGCCGGCAAGTGCCACCGCAGTAATACCGGCAGCGCATACAGGTCTGGCTGCGTTGTGGCATCTCGCCACCTCTGAGTGCCACTAGGTTGCGCAGACGTTCGCTTGGTGTCAAAGCCATTGGATGTACCTGTAATACGGGCCGTAGCTGGAATGGATCAATTTGTGCTGTGCTTCAGCCAAGCTGGCAGCCCAGATGCAGTCGAGCCGGCCAAACACAGTGAAGTAAAAGCGCTGGTTTGTCATCCCCATGCTCCAGCGCTAACAGCTTCAGCCTCAAGCCATGCCTTCACCTCATCAGCAGTCTTCACCTCCGGCGGGATCGCCTCAGCGATGGAGCGGATGACGCAGGCATAAACCACAGGGCTGATGCTTGGTAAATCCAACCGTTCAAGCCTGGCGCGGGACATGATGCGCCACAGCGGGTCAGTTTCTTTAAGTCTCATCGGTAGGTAGGGGGTAGATGGGACACCAATGGGTTGGAGGGTGTTTCCTCGCTTCCTTGGTGCCGGTAGATGGTTCGCAGTCGTGGCTCCAGTAGGGCCTGGGACGCCGGGCGGCCTCCCCATCAGCATTGTAGTACCCGATGACGATGCGTGCTCGCTCGAACGGCGAACTGGGCCTGTATAGCACAATTCGCTGGTCGTGCGGCGCGGTATCGATCGGTTGCCACATGCTTTGTAATGCAGCCACCAGTCGGGCTGGATCACGCAACGTGCAGTCTTTGAAGCGCTGGTCGTACAGCACTTCCATCGCCTGCTCAAGGAGCTTGATCATCGAAGTCGAAAACAGCGTCGATTTCTAGCCAGATCGCATCCTCAATGCAACCTTCAATCCATTGCGGTGGTGGCGCATCGCTGTGCTTATGCGCTTGCGTCATACCGCGCTTAATCCCCTCTTCAATGGCGCGATACAGAATGTCTTTTGTACGTGGCTTCATGGTGTCGTGGACGAGCGCAGAACGTTCAACACGCCCCTCAGGGAGCCGTTGAATCCCATCATCCACCACATGCTCAAAGCAGTGGATTGGCATGTGAGCGCATATCTACGCACTGGCGATAGATGGCACATGGAGCAAGCGCAGGCGGTACGCGGCTACATCCAACAGCTAAAGGACTGGGTGGTACGTCAGGAGCAGAGCGGTTGCTGACGCACATAGCAGAACAGCTCTGGATCGCTACCGCTTTGCTCATAGACGAACTCCTCATAAGCCTTCACACCACGATGGGGGATGGCAATGGTGTGGACCTCAGCCGGGACGGAGATCTCCTTCCCGTCGAAGGCACCACCTGAAAGCCTGACGATGCGTTTCATGCTGTAGTTCAGCGATAGTGAGAGTTTAGGGCCCCATTGGATGGCGCCAGAGATCTCCTCACAGCCGACCACCTCACAGCCATCGGTCAGCCATTCTTCAAACAACAAGGCCAACAGGATCCGCCGCATGGTTGGATCTGCCCAGTGGTCAACGTCAAACGCACGCAGCCGTGGGTCATCAGCTGCAACACTGACCGCATAGCGGTTGGTGGTCATCTCATATTGCGGATGGATGACGGAAATCAGGAAGTGGTAGTAATGGCTCATGATTTGGTGTAGCGCTCCAGTACGGCGCGGGCATACTCCAACGCAGCGGTGTTCAGCGCTACGCGGAAGATACCAGGTTTGACCCTGCCGCCCATGGCATCAGAGCAGGTTCGAGCTGCATAGGAAAACTCATCCCGCATGGTTTCGGGCATCAGCTCTAGCAGCTCTTGGTCGGTAGGCTGATAGGTGACAGAGGCCGGCTCCCTGCCATCAGGCACAGCCGGTCCATCTGGCGCCGGCCGGGTAAGATACATGAGGGCTTCGGTAAGCACAAGAGCAGCCGTTGAAATGTCCTGTGTGCCGTCTTCGTTGTAGATAATCCGCACGGCGTTGATCAGCGCATCAGTCAGCCGCTGGATCAGGTCGCGAGTCTCAGTCATCGTTCAGATCCTCCGGTCGGTAAGGCGGCCTGAGCTGGCCGTGTTCATCAATGATTTTTAGCTCCCGCAGAACTCTATTAACAGCAGCTTGGTCGCCAGCCAAGGGACGGGCGTGCACGGTAGGGGCGGTGAGGTCGTCGGCGAGCTGCTCCAGTATTGACGCCGGCACTCCATACCAACTCTCTGGATCGCTCCAAGCGTGGACTAGGTGCATCAGTACGTTGGCAATACCATGGCGCACGCTTTTGCCTTTCTCAAACTCGTCGAGCAACCGCTGAGCGCGGCTGGTGAGGTGATCCATTGGTTCAGTGTTAGCGGTGGTCTCTAATTGGTAAGGATGAGATACCGGACAACAAGCTGGAAACCAACAAATCCAGCAATGAATCCGATTGGGAAAATAAGCGCACGCATCAGTCCAAGTCCTCTTGGTTAGTGGTGCTAGCTTCTAATGCCTCGATCCTGGCGCGGAGTTCCCCCAATTCATTGCATAGCCTCTCAATCCCAAGATTCTTGCGATTGCCCTGCCCAACAAGAAGTTGATCGGCCACCTCTTTACCAGCTGGTGTGTAACTGGTCATACCATCTCCCCCTTCAAGATCTTCCTGCGACCCGTCACGAAATACCCGTAGTCACGGGTCTCCGTAACACCTTTGCGTTCACCACATACACCGCAGATGCCAATCCAAGTTGAGCTGCAACCTACGCTGTAAACGCCATAACGCTTGCCGCAGTCATGGCAAGTGACGCTTGCATTCTCAAGTCGATGCAGTAAATCTTGATGCTGTTGATTGTTGTTCATGATGAAAGCTCCAGCACTTTGCTAACTCTCCAAGTCAAGTAGTTGGTAGTGATACGTTCCACTTCAATCAATCCATGCTTTTGCAGTGATTCAATGGCGTTAAGGTGATCAGCCTTGCGTACCCCAAACCATGTATGCAATGGCACGGTGCAACCCACGCCACGCATCAGGAAGTAGTTGTACAGGTTGCGCTGATGAGTGCGCATCATGGCTGATGCGTCGTGCAAGGTGGTTTCGGGCATTGATGATGCGCAGCTGCGGTGTCATAACCAGCAGCCCACAACATCACCATGACGGTGATAACAGCAAGTCGGTTAATCATCGAGTTCAGTGGTAAGAGGACAGATGCGTGTTACAACATGACCAAGCACGCGATAACGCGCAATACATTCAGCTTCATAGTGTGATTCAGCTTCAACGCGCAATGTCTGCACCTTCGGCTGCACACGATGACGCATGTAAACCAGATACTCAGTCATGGCTTGATGCGCGTCAGCTCCAGTTGTGCAACACGCACCACATAGCCTTCGTCATCCATCACCTCATAGTGAGGAAACGGCAAGCCGGGTAGCCTGTCAAGCACAACAGCTGATGAATCATCAGCCTTGCCACGCAGTCGCACCTTATCGCCAGGGTGAAACTGCCAGCATTTATGAATCAGTGGAACAGGGTTAAGAGTTCTCATTGTGTAAACGTTGGTAAATCCACTCGCGGATCAAGGCCGTAACCCTGACCTGCTTACGAGCAGCGTGATCTTCAATCAGTTGAGCCTTGTCATCATCAAGCAGCACCTGGTAGTACCGCTTGTTGCCGTGTAATCGTGCCATGGGACAAATGCCGGGATCACCCCCCGACAACCATCATTGTATCACAGCTGGGCGGGTTGGGAAGGGCAGCGCTTCAGCTTCTGTAGCACTCAGCTTCTTGCTCCATGCCTTCGGCACCTGCCGATCCCACACAAACCCAGCGTCCTTGCAAAGCTGCCGCTGGTCATACGGCAACTCAGCCACGTAGTACTGCCTCGGCTCCAAGGCGGCAGTCAGCAGCATCTCCAGCTCCGGCTCCCGTTCCATCACCTGCGCCAGATACGTGCAATCAGTCAACGCACGATGCGCTGCCCATACCGGCACCCCATAATCCAACGCCAAGCTCACTACCGATGGATGACCCTTCTTCGCCCTGGGCCATCGCACATCCTCCATCGTGCAGATCCATGGCTTATCCCGAAAGCTCGGCAGCCACTTGGAATCAAACGCTGCGTTATGCGCTACATACGCATCCGCATGTACGGACAATGCCCGTACAAGCTCCTTCGCCTGTTTCAACACCGCCTCCGGCGCTGCCTGCGTCATCTCAGCCCTGATGCCATTGATGTGCTCCGCACCGTTCTCCCGCACCGGCAGCAACGTCGATACCTGGCTCAACACTGCTCGATGCTGCACATCGAACAACGCCGCACCCACCTCCACCAGTTTCCCCGTCTCTGGTTCCAACCCAGTGGTCTCAACGTCAACAATCAAAATGGTTCGCATTCAAGCAACGTAATAAGGGTGCAATCCTTGAAGGTCTTACGGACCTCCATCAGTGCTACATGGTAGCTCGGTGCCGTCAATTCCTCACTCACCACCACTCCACTCTTCTTCCTCCGCAACGTCGCC